ATACACAGAATGCTGACCGTGTTCTTGCCTTTATGGAAGAAATAGGCGGCATGGATAAAGCTAAACAAAGGCTACGTAAAATACGTCGCACACTTGATCTTAATGATCCAGCACCGTTTACTGAAACAGTACGCAAAACCCGTGCAGGTTTGTTAGACGTCACTATGAGTTACTGGTTAAATTCAATTCTTTCTGGACCCGTTACTCATGCGGTTAACGTTGTTAGTGGTGGATTAACTACGGCGTTTCTACCTGTTGAAGCTATGTTAGGAGCAGGTGTTCGTGCTTTAAAACCTAGCGAAACACGTCAACAACTAGCAATTATGGCAGAACAAGCGTCTGTAATGGCTAATTTAATATTTGAATTTGATGATGCTATAAAATTAGCGTTTAAATCTTTATGGAAAGATAGAAACTTATTAGATCCAAATGTACGTATTAATGAAATGACTCCTACACAATTAAAGTATGGACCTGAATTGCAATTAGAAAATGAAAGCCTTGCAAGAGCCTCGGCTAGATACATTTTTAGAAGTTCTGGACTTGTTAAAGATTTAGGCACATTGCCTTCACGATTTTTAGCGGCGGAAGATGAATTCTTTAAGCAATGGAATTATCGAGCCAGAGTTAGAGCTGGTATTACTCGTGATCTAGCTGCGGATATTGCATCAGGAAAGATCACAAAAGCGGAAGCCGCTAGAACTATTACAACAGTTTTAGACAAAGGCGTAGGGGATGGTGAACACTTCTCTAAACAGAATGTCCATAGACAAGCACTAGCAAAAGTTGATGAAGCAAGGCAAGCCGGTAAAATTAATACCCCAGAAGATGCCGATCGAATACACAAGGATTTCATGCAAGAAAACTATGAAGCGGTGGAAGGATTCAAAGACATTGCTGATTCAGCACTAGATTATGCTAGAGAAGCTACGTTCACCAGACCTCTTAATAAAGATGCTGGAGGTTTAGAAGGCGTTTCTGCTAAATGGCAGACTATTGTAAACAGTCATCCATATCTACGAATCTTAACTCCGTTTGTTAGAACTCCTGTAAACTTAATGTTATTCTTTGGTCAACGATTTCTACCAGCAGCTGGGTATTTCCCACTAGGTAATAAATTGCATAAACGATTTGCTGAAGATATGGCATCAAAAAATCCGCAATTACGTGCAGAAGCTACTGGACGTTTTGCAACTGGTGCTGCTATGTTTGGTGCTGCCGCGTATATGGTTATGAATGGTAATATTACTGGCGGTGGTCCAACAGATCCAGAACAACGAAAAACAATGGAATTAGCTGGTTGGCAACCTTATTCAATACGTATTGGTGAAACATATTATTCATATAAACGTTTTGACCCATTCTCAACGTTTTTAGGTATTGTTGCGGATAGCGTAGAAACTTATAACATTTCTGACGAGCGTAATAGAGAAACATTAGACGCGGCAATTGGAGCGTCTGTTTTAGCGGTTAGTCGTAACATACAAAATAAAAGTTATTTAAGCGGTATGGTACGTATTTTCCAAGCGTTGTCACAACCTGAAAAGTATGGGCAACGAACTATGGAATCGTTAATTGCATCGTTTGTACCTTATGGTGCATTCATGTCACAAACACGTTCTAAAACCGATGATCCATATTACCGAGAAGTTAGGTCTATTGTAGAAGCGATTAAAAATCGTACATACGCTGCTGAAGAGTTAGCACCTAAGCGTAATGTTTTAGGAGAACCTATTAAACGTCAAGGAGCTTTGGGTCCAGACTTTATAAGTCCAATGAGTTACACAACTGTTTCAGATGATGTAATTTATAATGAACTTAAAAATCTTGGGCATGGTTTTACGGCTCCGTCAATTATGAAAAATAATCTTGATTTAACTACGTATACAAATAACAAAGGTCAATCTGCTCATGACCGATATTCAGAACTTCATGGTGAAGTACGTTTAGGTGGTAAAACACTTAGAGAGCGGTTAACAGCACTTATAGAATCTAATCGTTATCAATCTTTAGCCGGTACTAGCACCGATGAATACGATAGTCCACGTATTGCTTTAATACGTAGATTAATTGGTAAATACCGACGAGCAGCGTACAATCAAACTTTGCAAGAGTTTGACGACTTACGAAACGATGATACTGTTACACGTCAGAATCGAAAAGCCCTTCGATCTGGTTCTAATTTCGATAACCTACAGGCACTTATAGGAAGATAAAAATGGCTCATACCTCCATAACCAATTTAGATTCCACTTCCATATGGTCGGCAGATGGGACTTCAGCGGTGTTTCAATTTACTTTTGATTACATCAGCACCTCTCATATTAGTGCAAAAGTTAACGGAAGTGCAGTCACCGTGTCGTCGGTAGATACGTCGGCAAACCCTCAAACAGTTACACTAGCAAGTACACCTGCTGCAACTGATTCAGTCGAGATTATTAGAAATACGCCGGATCAAACTACCGGGTCTAGTAACTTGTTTAGCTCTGTTGTAGATTTCCAAAACGGTTCGGTACTAAAAGCTCAAGACCTAGACGATGCAATGAAAGCTGTATTGTTTATTGCTCAAGAAGCCGCAGACTTTGGAAAAATGGGACTACCTGAAGATGCAACCGATGCTGATTTAAATTGGACAGCACAAAGTAAACGTATTAAAAATGTTGGTGATCCTACTAACAGTAATGATGCAATTAACAAAGCTTATTTTGATGAAAAATTAGTAAACGGTACAACACTTGCTACAACCGCTCCACAAGCTTGGTCTATTACGTCTGATAAATGGGTACAAGAAACTGATCCAACTACAGACATTTATGTACTACTTGGAGATACTTCTAACGGATTAGGTCCACTACCTTTATCTGATAATAATAAAATGTTCTTTGTAGAAGTTGGTGGAGTGTTGCAACATCCTGATACTGACTACACCGTTGTACAATCAGGTGAATATTATAAACTCACGTTAGTAGGTCAAACTACATCTAACATGACTGCCATAGGTTCGGCAACACGTGTAAGAAATATGGGTATTGCTCGTAGTGTGTTTTCTAATATTATTGAAGATGATGTAAATATTGATTCAGGAACTTTGTTTGTTGATACTACGAATAACCGGGTGGGCGTAGGTACTACAAGTCCTGACTTTGAACTTGAGGTTGAAGAAAGTGCGGGTTCTCCAATAATACAAGTTAGCGATGGTACTCGTAAACTTCAGATGGGTTCGGATATTAATAACCCATTTATAGGTACAAGCACAGCCCACGATCTTAGAATTATTTCTAATAATACTGAACAAATGCGTATTAAGTCTGACGGTAAAGTTGGTATTGGTACTAATGCCCCACAAAATCCATTACATTTAAACGCTAGTGATTCTAGTTCGAATTACATTCAACTAACCAACTCTACGACTGGAACTACAAGTAGTGACGGAGCCGTAATTGGTTTAAGTTCTGCGGAATTATTAGTCCTTGCTAATCAAGAATCTAATGATATTACTTTACAAACATCAGGGGCAGACAGAATTAGAGTAAAAGCTGACGGTAAAGTTGGCGTCGCTACTACAGCTCCTGATGAGAAATTTCATGTAAAGAATGGAAATGTAAGAATAGAAAGTGCTGCTCCTAGTGTGCGATTTAGAGACACAACCCAATCTGATAAAAATATGCAAATTACTTGCGATGGATTGCGTCAAGATGGTTCTGATGCAAGTAGTACAGTTGAAGGTACGTTACAAATTCGTACAAACAACGATAACTTTGATAGTGGCTCAACTAAAGCAGCTTTTAGTCAATACGGTTTGCACTTATTAAATGGTTCAGCACTTGCTTTAGGTTCCGCAGATATTACTTCAGCTACCGCCCTTGATTACTATGCAGAAGGACATATTGTACCCACATTTTCAACAGGAGATGGTACATCTATAACTTTAAATGCTGGTGGAGCTAAAATAAGATATGTTCGTATAGGACGTTTAGTAACTCTTACAGGACGTTTACTTGTATCGTCTGGGTATGCTACAGGTTCAGAAAATAATCAAACAGCTAAAATTACGAACCTTCCATTTACTTGTCTTTCTGGGACTACTTGTACTACTGCTGTTCCTTTAATAGGAACTTTCGATGCGGGAGGTCCTTCAATTAGTGGTGCAATTAAAATAACACAAAATACAAAAGAATTAAGTATAGGACTAATGGAAACTAATAATTTAAATCTATCTAAAGGATCAACTTTTCTTAGAACTGGCGATGAATTGTTTATAAATATATCTTACATGGCTAATCCAACAGAATAATAAAGGAGTAACCAATGCCAACAAAAGTACAATACACGCAATTAAATGCGAGTACCGCTGATCAAACCGGTACAGTAAACTTTACAACGTTAACAGGAAAAACTTCTACTAGTAGTGCTAACGCTAATAAAATTCCTGTTCTTAATGCCGACGGTAGATTATCTGCTGAAGTAGTTGAAAGTCCTACGTTGTGTCAAATGTGGAGATTAAACGCTGACGTAACTACATCATTTGGATCTGCCTTTTTTGGAACAGGTATTGAATCCTGTGAAACAGCTCCGCAAACACAATATGGTATTAAAACAGCTACGCCTCCTACATCTTCCGCTGCGGCTACCGCAAACATTACTGGAATTTTAGACACAAGTGGAATACCTGCTGCATTGCATGGAGAAACTATTACTCTTATTGACGCTGCTGGATCTCCGGTAACTAAGACTTATAAGTTTATGAATAGTAGTACAAGTAACGGAGCCATTGATGGTGGTGATAGTACGATTCATATTGCTATTCAAGGAGAAACTTCTAAAGAAGGTTTAGTTGATAATATTGAACAAGCCGTAGAACATGCGAATGGTCATAACGGTTCTATTACTGTGTCACGATCAGGAGCCGCTTTAACATTAACTCAAGGAACTGCGGGTACTGCTGGTAACACTACTATTACTTTTTCATCTGGTATTGATACTAGTACCGAAATAAGTAAAACTAACTTTACAGGTGGGACAGATATAGGCACTTTTAACTTTCCTCAAACTGGTATTTATTTAGTTACATGTAATGCAATGGTTCAAAGAAATACTGCTGATGCGGCGTATGTAGGTGTTAACATTTATGGAACCGCTAATTACACATCCGCTCCAGCTACATTTACACGTTTAGCTGATGCTTATTGTTCACTTAAAACAGACGTTCACGCTGACCATCGTCAAACAATTCAATGCATGACTTTATTTGATTGTGTTAATACGGACACTCATAAAGTAAGATTTAGGCACGATGCAAGTGCAGCGGCTTTTGTTATGGGTAACACAGATGTTAATGAAACTACCTTCACTTTTTTAAGAGTTGGAGACACGTAATGAACGAAGAGATATTAGTGGCTCTAGGTAGACTAGAGGGTAAAGTAGATGCTTTAATAACTCGTCAATCACTTGTCGATGAAGAGTTAGCAAGACAAGAAAAACGTATACGTAGCTTAGAACAAAGTAAGAGTTACGTAATCGGTGCTGCTGCGATGGTCGGAGCCGCCGTATCTCTTTTAGTTAGATTTTTAAAATTGGAGAATTAAAATGATTACGCATAGATTTTTTACAACTGGTGGAGCAAACAAGTTAACTACAACAGACGCTTCCGCAGTTATTAATCCCCGTATGTCGGGCGAAACACGCGGTGTTAGAACTGGATTGTTTCACGCTCAAAATACAAACACAACCGCAAGCACGGTTAAACTTTATGGTTCAATGGACAATGCTACCGATTCTTATGTGTTATTACACACAACAGCTTCTTTAGCTTCTAACGGTACAGACGCTGATGCTGCCGTTGTAACTTTGTATCCATATATGTATGCTCAAGCAGGTACAGGAAGTGCTAGTCTTGTTGTTTACTTAGGAGAATAATTATGCCTTTATGGAAACCGAACGATCGTACTGATTTACATTTATGGTTAAAACCTGAAGATATACCAACAAGCGGTTCAATGAGCGTTTGGAAAGATTCTAGTAAAAATGCTTTTCCAGTTGAACAAGGAACTTCTGCGGATCAACCAACGGTTTCTACTACGTTAAAAAACGGTAAAAGAATGATTGACTGGGGAGATGCAAGTGACCACAACCACTTTACAATACCAGAAACTGCTGATGGTGGAGATAGTGCGTTTAATCTACCTATGGATGTTGCTGCCGATGAAGAATTTTATCTTGGATTTTTTGTTAAAGTAACAGCAAGTAGCACTCAACAAGTATTGTTTAGTCATGATACGAGTAGTTCTAAATCTGAATTAAGAATTAATGCGGACGAAAAAGTTGTATTTGGTGGTAGATCAGATTCAGGAGCTAGTACGGTCATAGGGCATGCAGATAACGCCATGTCGGATGGTGATTTCAAATGGATAGGAGCTAGGCGACATAGTAATGATACGGTGGCGTTGTTTGTAAACGATACTGAAGATACAACCGATAGCGACAGTAGTACGTCAGGCGGAACGTTGCAGGAAAATAGTCCTGTTAATATTGGCGTAAGAAGAGCTTCAGGTAATACTGCATCTTTAGGATGGCAAGGACTTATTTCTGAAGTTTGCTGTTTTCATGGCGATCCCGGTGCTGCCGACATACCAAGAATTGAAGGCTATATTGCTAATAAATATGGCATTAATGGTGATTTAACTGACACTACTTACAAATTTGGTCCACCTACAACTTGCCATTGCGTTGCTTCAGGTACATTAGCTACTACTTCTTTAAGTTCTAGTTTACAGAATCCATATGAATTGGCTCAAAATTTAAACATATACTGTGAACGGAGATAACAATGGAATTAAACTTTTTACACCAAGCGTTAACAGAAGAGTTAATGGCACGGCTGCAATCAGGAGAAGCTACGGCGTCAGAATTAAATGTTATTAGACAGTTTCTAAAAGATAATAATATTGATTGTTCTGAACAAGCGAGTGATCCGTTAAAAAACCTTGCTAAAACGTTGCCTTTTGAAGATCCGGATGCACCTATTAAAATAACGGGGTAAGTTATGCAAAGTATGGAAGAAGTCACCGTCCTTATTAAGGATGTAGGATTCCCTATTGCCTCTGCTATTGGTGCCGGAGCAGGAATATGGTGGATGATTTCATGGTTAAAATCTGCCCTGTCCGCAAAACTTGATGCACAATTTGGTATGATTGTTAAGTTGATAGACCGCATACGAATCTTAGATAATGATATAATCCGAATGGAAACAATGATTAGATTGATGAAAGATCTTGATCCCGACTACGAGCGGTTAGGTAAGCGAGATCCTGAAGATTCCAGAAAGGATTAAAATGTTATTTGAAAAAGAAGATGTTTATCCAGAACGAGATACCTCACTACCCAGTTGGAAAACTGTCGCTGAGCAACTAGCAAAGCGAGAAGGTACTGATAAAGTAATATCGGCAGGACACGCTCATGAATATTATCAACGAGCTGTTAGAAAACTGCGGACAAAATTGTCAAAAGACCCTTTAATCCAAGAATATTTAATGTCTACTAAAGCTTGGAAAGGGAAACAAAAGTAAACTTTTTATAGAAAGGAAAGTGCTATGCCTAGAGGAAAAGGAACTTATGGAACAAAAGTAGGAAGACCTCCTAAGAAAACTACCGCTAAAAAACCTAAAATGAAAGGTAAAAAATAATGGCAAAGAAGAAAACTTCTGCAAAGCGTCCCGGACTGTATGCAAACATTCATGCAAAAAGAAAACGCATTGAAGCTGGGTCTGGTGAGAAAATGAGAAAGCCCGGTACAAAAGGTGCCCCAACAGCTGCAAATTTTAAAGCCGCTGCTAAAACTGCTAAGAAAAGAAAGAAAAAGTAATGCCTAAACCAGCAAAAGGTAAAGCGAAAGTTAAAGTCGTTAAAAACCCCAAAACTGGTAGAACCCGTAAAGTAAGTTATGGACAGGCTGGACCCGCAAAAGGTGGGGGCAGTCGTGTAAAACCCGGTACAAAAAAAGGTGATGGATATTGTGCAAGGTCTTTAGAACAAAAAAAGAAGTACCCAAAAGCTGCTGCGGATCCTAACAGCCCCCTAAACCTGTCTAGAAAACGTTGGAAATGCAGCGGGGCTAAGTCACGTAAAAAATAATTATGGATAAACGTATACAAGATTTTAGGAACTTTCTATACCTTGCTTGGCAACATTTAGGACTTCCAGAACCAACGGCAATTCAATATGATATTGCTGATTATTTGCAACACGGTCCTAAACGACAATGTATACAGGCGTTTCGAGGCGTTGGAAAATCTTGGATTACGTCGGCATTCGTGTGTCACCAGTTATTACTTGATCCACAAAAGAATGTACTGGTGGTGTCGGCGTCTAAAACCCGTGCCGACGATTTCAGTACATTTACCCTACGTCTTATCAACGATATGGAGATGTTGCAGCACCTGCGACCAAAAGATTCACAGCGTAATTCTAAAATCTCTTTCGACGTTGGACCCGCTGAACCTGATCACGCACCGTCTGTAAAAAGTGTGGGCGTGTTGGGACAGATGACCGGATCTCGTGCTGACATTATTGTTGCTGATGACGTTGAATCCTTAAACAACTCCGCGACGCAAACCATGCGTGACAAGTTGTCAGAGGTTATCAAAGAGTTTGACGCTATTTTAAAACCTCAAGGACGTGTTACCTTTCTAGGCACCCCGCAAACTGAACAATCTATTTACGCCGTTCTTCCAGAACGAGGGTACGAAAACCGTATATGGACTGCTAGATTCCCTTCTAAGAAGCAGGTTACGAAATATGGTACAGACCTTGCACCAAGTATCTCAAACGCCTTAGACGAAGACTCAGAGCTTGTAAATACTCCCGTAGATCCTAAAAGGTTCGACGCCATTGATCTAGCCGAGCGAGAAGCTTCTTATGGGCGTTCGGGATTCTTGTTGCAGTTCATGCTTGACACCTCTCTAAGTGATCAAGATAGATATCCATTAAAATTAACTGATCTTATTGTTATGAATCTAAACCCTGATAACGGTCCTGAAAAGGTTATTTGGGCAGCAAGTCCAGAATTAGTCGAACGTGATTTAGAATGTGTTGGCTTTAATGGTGATAGATATTATAGACCAATGGCGATTCAAGGCGATTGGATACCGTATCAAGGGTCTGTCATGGCGATTGACCCTTCTGGACGTGGTGCTGACGAAACTTCATACGCGGTGGTAAAGAATATTAATTCACAATTATTTGTTTTAGAAGCTGGTGGTCTGCGGAGTGGATACGACGAGTCAACATTAAAGAAACTTGTAGAAATTGCTAAAAGACAAAAGGTTAATCAAGTAATCATCGAGGAAAACTTCGGTGGTGGCATGTTTACACAGCTCATAACCCCGTTTTTTCGCAACGAATACCCTGTTGGTATTGAAGAAGTTAGACACAATATCCAGAAAGAACGACGTATTTGCGACACAATCGAACCAGTTACGTCTTCACACCGTTTAATAATCGATAGAAAAGTGATTCAAAAGGACTTTAAAACCCCGGATGTACATTATCAACTGTTTCATCAAATGTCCAGAATCACTCGTGACCGCGGTGCTTTACGTCATGACGACCGTTTAGACGTGTTATCAATGGCTGTACGGTATTGGAGCGATCAGATGGCGGCAGACAGGGACGAGGCTCTCGCTACACGCAAAGCAGAGCTTATGGACATGGAGATAGAACGGTTTACAGCACACGTCGTAGGGAGGCGTCCAGAGCCGTTAAACTGGATCTCTTGACGTATAGGAAAAAGGGGGTAAAGAATGGATGAAATAACCAGCGTACAGATAGGTCCAATAGACGTTCCAATTAGTATAACGTTGTTGGAAGAACGTGTAATGGGTGAATATCATCATTCTCCTTCTCCGATAATAAAAATAAATCATAAAAGTTCTGGAATCGTAAAAGATATGACAATCTTTCATGAGGTTCTAGAAGCTATTACCGAGTTGTACGGTTTGAACTTTTCTGAACGTGATATAAGGACTCTAGAAATGTCGTTGTGTCAGTTTGTCAAAGACAATCCTTACGAGGTTCGGCAATGGGTTGAGCGGGTTCTAACTACCGTTTAATTTTGACAAAAAAATTTGAGAAGGTTATATATTAACGTCAGTCCTTAGTCCCCCCGAAGCCTATCAAAACCCGAACAACACCGAACAAGCGGACGGTAACCCCGTGCAAATTTTCGCAACGCGTGCGGACTATTTTTAAAATTTTGCGACG